CATGGAGATCAGGAAGAATTAAATCAACAGGTTTTATCAGCTGCGAGATTGCCTTATGGCGATGGTGCCTGGATTATTGGCAGAAGGGCATCAAGGGTTGCAGTATGTGCAGCCGTTGCAACTGCCTTAGTTTCATACTTTGCGACACAGGTTGAAACAGAGGTTGACATACAAATCGGATAAGTCGGACATAAGGTATAATTTACGCCAATGGGACTATTTGATCGCTTTACAACAAAACAAGCAACTGATCCGCTAGATGTATCAGCAGCTCTCGCACCTTACAATTCTCAGCAATTAGTTGGCGGTATTCTGTTTGGAACAACAACCGCATCACGTGAATCGTATATGGCAGTTCCTGCAGGAGCACGTGCAAGAAACATTATTTGTTCAACAATTGGATCTTTACCACTTGAGCAATACAACCATTTTACAAATGAGCACATTCGACCAAACCGAGTAATTATGCAACCAGATCCACGTGTTGCTGGATCAGCAATTTATGCATGGATCGCAGAAGATTTATTACTTTACGGAGTTGCCTACGGAATGGTAATGGATGCTTATGCATCAACAGATGCTTCACGTATTCGTGCATGGACAAGAATTGCACCTAACAGAGTATTTGCAAGTTTAAATGCGTTATCAACAGAGATCGAGTATTACACGGTAGATGGAAAGCGTGTACCGCCGTTTGGTTTGGGATCTTTAATTGTATTCAATGGTTTAGATGAAGGAATTCTAAATCGAGCAGGTCGCACAATTAAAGCAGCTGCTGAATTAGAAAAGGCTGCAGAGATGTACGCAAAAGAGCCTATGCCACAAATGGTTTTAAAATCAAATGGCACAAACTTAACTCCAGAGCGTATTTCAAGATTACTTTCATCATGGACACAAAGCCGTCAAACAAGATCAACTGCATTCTTAAATGCGGATGTTGAATTACAAGTACTTGGATTTGATCCGGCTAAATTACAATTAAACGAAGCACGTCAATACCTTGCTTTAGAAATTGCAAGAGCATCTGGTATTCCAGCATCGTTTGTATCTGCAGAAACTACATCAATGACTTATTCCAACATGACTGCAGAGCGCAAAGCACTTATTGACTTTTCACTTCGTCCAATTCTTACAGCAATTGAGCAACGTCTAAGCCAGGCAGACTTCTGCCCTAACGGAATTGAAACCCGATTTGATATTGATGACTTTTTACGTGGATCAGCATTAGAGCGTGCACAAGTTTACGAAATCCTAAACAGAATTGGTGCGATGAGCATCGAGCAAATACAAGAGGAAGAAGATCTAATCCGATGAAAATCAATTTCCCAATAACGCTAACTGCAGCCGATAGCAAGAAGCGCACAATCTCAGGCAAAATCGTATCCTGGGATGAATTAGGTATGACTAGCGCAGGAGCGACTGTATTTCAGAAAGATTCAATCGATTTCTCAAAGCCAGTTAAATTATTACTTGAGCATGACCGCACACGTCCAATCGGACGCTTAATGGACATTACAGCTGATGAAACAGGTATTGAAGCCACATTTAAAGTTGCAGCAACTATCGCTGGCGATGATTCATTATTAGAAGCAGCCGAAGGATTACGTGACGGATTCAGCGTTGGCGTAAAGATCAACGAGTGGAAAAATGTTGATGGAGTATTACAAATCAAATCAAGTTCACTTCAAGAGGTCAGCCTGGTAACAGATCCAGCAATAGATTCTGCACGTGTTACAGAAGTAGCAGCTGCAGAAACAGAGAATTCCGAAGCAACCGCTACGGATGAACAACCACAGGAGGAAAAAGTGTCTGAGATTATTTCAGAAGCCCCTATCGCATCCGAAGCGGTAGAAGCGGCACAAACCACTCCCGTAGTAACAGCAAACTACGTTGCTTACACAAAGCCACGTGTGAATGAGAATGTTACTGCAGGACAGTATGTTGCAGCACAAATCAAGGCAGTACAAGGCGATACAGATGCACGTGATCTAATCGCTGCATTAGCAATCGGTACAGTTACAGAGAACACAGGAATGGTTCCACCTAACTACCTACGCGATGTAATCGGTGTTATCGATTCATCACGTCCATTTATTGATTCTATCGAGCGCGCACCGCTCCCTGCTTCAGGACTTAAGATTTTTACTCCTGTATTAGGAGCACAAGCAATCGTTGGAGAAACAGCAGAAGGCGTTGAGTACGCATCACAAGATACTGCAGTTACTTTCCAAGAAGACAACATCGTTAAGTTTGCTGGCGCAAACGTTATCAACCAAGAGGTTTTGGATCGTTCAGACCCATCATTCTTGGATCTTTTAATTCGTGAACTTGCAGCATCTTACGCACAAAAGACAGATGCTTACGCACTTGGCTTAGCACGTGATGCAGCAGCAGCTTCAAGCGGATCAACAATTTACAAGTCTATTGCAGACGGAATTGCAGATTCATACAACGTAATGCGCTTCACACCAAACCGCTTAGTTGTAGCACCAAACGCTGCAGGTACCATCTCATTCGCTGATTTACTTGGCGCAGAAGATGACAACAAGCGTCCACTATTCGCAGCTGCAGTTCCACAGAATGCAGGCGGATTGATTTCACAAGGTTCAACACAGGGAACAGTTGCAGGACTTTCTCTAGTTGTAGATCCTAACTACACAGGCGATAAGTTTGCGTTGGTTTACCCATCACAAGCAATGCGTTTCCACGAGAGTGGACTATTCGACATCCGTGCCAACATTGTTGCCAACGGACGCGTCGAAATCGGATTATATGGTTATGCAGCAGTAGTTAACCGCTACCCAACAGCATTCCGTAAGTTAACAGTAGCCTAAATCAAATAGTGCCAGGGGTTGCTCCCGATCTCTGGCATCTTTGTAATGGGAGTTAAGGAGAAGACATGCCAACAATTATTACTGCCGGTGAGTTAAGAGCAGTACTTGGTGTGTCTTCTGCCTTATACAACGATGCATATTTAAACGAAATAATCGATACCGCAGAAGGCGTGATCCTTCCAATGTTGGTTTCATTCAAAAGCCCTATTCAAGAAGCTGCTCTAGAAGATAACATCGCAACATTCACAACTTTAGGCATTCATGAATTTACAGAAGGTCAATCAATCGTCATTACAGGATGCGGAACACCTTACAATGGAACACGAACAATCCTGGAAGATAATCTTGGACAATATACATTTTCATGCGCCATTACAAACGCAGATGTTGCGAGCGCAAATATCATCCCATCAGGAGTTGCAACATTATCTAGTGCTTCAACTTATGTTGGCAACCAACCAGTTCGCTCAGCCGTATTCGTAGTTTCTTTAGAAGTATTCCAATCTCGCCTTGCAGGAGGAGGTCAGATTGAGGGCGTAGATTTTACCGCCACGCCATTTAGAATGGGCAGAAGTTTATTCAACAGATGCGTTGGAATATTAGGCGCATTTATAGATGTTGAAAGCATGGCTCAATAATGACTGCCTCAACAATCCTTTCAACAGTCAGACAACCACTTGCCACAGCTCTTTCAACAGTAGCAGGAAACGTTTACTCATTCGTACCAGAATCAGTTATTCCGCCAGCAGTCGTGGTCGTGCCAGATAGCCCTTACTTAGAATTAGAAACTATCAGTAAATCTTTAGTTCGTACAAAAATCAATTTTACAATTTCAGTCGTAGTTGCTTACAACTCAAATCCAGCAAGCCTGGACAATATAGAGCAACTGACAATGAGTGTTCTGAAGGTGATCCCAGCAGGGTACATCGTCAGCTCGGTCGAAAGACCAACAGTTACACAAGTTGGAGCAAGCACTCTGCTTATTGCAGATGTTCGAGTTTCTACCTACTACACACAAACCGCATAAAGGAGAATCATGGCAACCACAGTAATCACAGGTCGCGATATTTCTTTGTCGTTCTCAGGTGGAACAGACATCGAAGCACAAGCGACAAACGCAGTTCTAACCAAAGAGTTTGATCGTCAAACTTACCAGACTTTAGATGGCGAAGCCTACAAAGTTGTAAACACATCAGGCACATTCCAATTGGACATGCTTGCTGACTGGGGCAAAACCTCATCAGTTTGCGAAGCAATCTGGACAGCGTGCGATACAAACCCAAACTCAGAAATCAGCATTACACTTACAGCAGCATCTGGCGCACAATTTGTGTTCCCAGTATTGCCAGTTTACCCAACCGCAGGTGGCTCAGGAGTAGATGCTCAAACAGTATCATTTACTTTTGCAGTTGCACGTGGTGAAGTTGCTGAAACCTTCAGCTAAAGAATAAAACGGGA